CCCGGTAGGGAATGAACTTTGGGTAATGCCACCAGCAAGTTTTCCATCTGTAAGTGCGGATTCATTAACGAGAACTGTACTTACTGTATCTGTAAGCGCAATGTCGTTTCCATCAGCACCAGCATTATCCGCAGTTAGACTAGCATATGACTCTGTACTCGCTACACCATCAGATGCTGTAAGACCTTTAACGCCAAGCGTGTTTGTGAAACTAGACCCAAATTTTACTTTTGCAGTATCAGTAGTACCATTAATTGCAAGTTTTAAATTAGCAATTTTAGCAGCATCGCCGCTCGGATCAAGATACCAATGAATCTGATTTGCAGATGGAGTACTTCCCATTGAAGTTCTAGCTATAACTGTAGCAGTAACGTCACCGGCATATCCACCAGCATCTTCAGGAACAAGGACTGTGAATGCATCGTTGTGATATACAGTTCCGCCTGTGATTTTAAGTGCATCTGTCGCTGCTGCTTTTACGCCCGCAGCTACACTACCAAGATAGTTAACCCCAGTACCTAACGCATCAATTAATCCCTTAAGAGTTTTACCTTGATTAGCCGTAAGTGCTTTAGCCGTAGATGTAGAGGTTACGCTGTCTTCAAGGTCCACATAAACACCATCAGCATCAGAAAGCAAAGCACCGTTAGTTTTTAAGATGACACCAAGACCAGCAGTCCCACGGATTATGGTTGTGTCTGTATTTACCCTAAGTTTATTAACGTCAAACTCAAGACCACTATCGTCAGCTAAATCTACAGCTAACGTAAGATTATCACCAATGTCTCCACCACCAGTTAAACCATCGCCTGATGTCAGGGTATTAGTATTAGCTGAACTTAAGGCTCCAAGTGTGTTTAATGTAGCATAGCCACTGGGAGTTCCATAGTAAGGATCAAGGTCGCTTGCGTTGTGAATCTTATCTAATAGTTCTTGACTCAAATAAATTAACTGTGTAGTTTGATGATTAAGCTGGGCAGAGGTTAGCTTAGAACCGGAAGCCCATGTCACAAAAGGACTTACGCCATAGGTTTTACGGGCTATGATTATGGTATCTGTTGAGGGAACAAAGACGGGTAGATTAACTGTAGTTCCGCTTCGGTTCCATACGTAGTCTGCGTTTGTATTAGACAGTGTAATTGTCTTGGCTACTGTATCAATAGTATACATTGTACTACCAGAAGAGGATGTGTTTGGTAAGGTCCAAGCATCCCACTGTTCTGAAGCAGCAATCTTAGTTCCACCTAAGCCATCTGGTGCAGCAGCGGCTTCAAAAGTTGACGAAGGAGTAAACTTACGAACAACGATTAATTGGTCTTGATCAGAGATTGAAGAGTTGAGCGAAAGGGTGCTGTACGAATAAGTGTACGTTCCAGCACTACCTGAATATTTAACAAATGATCCGTAGGAATCATTCGTATTGATATAACTCATGTCTTTTCTCCTTAATCTAAGACAGAACTGTATGTGGGTCTAAACATGGCTTTGATTTCCATATTAGATATATTGACGGGAGTGGGAAAATCACTCTTGATAAATATTTGTGTTTCTGAACCAAAGCCTAAAATTTTTGCTGTCATCTCACCTTCAGGTTCAAATAATTCTAAAGAACCTAAAGTTTGTCCACGTACGCCAAGTTGGTTTACATCAAAAGTTGTTACTAATGCCGCTCGTCCTCGACGCTTTACCTCAAGTCTATAGTTTCCTGTATAGGAATGACGTATCGACATTGATTTTAGGCTTAAGATACCGTTTATGATATTATTGTTTTCATCCCTAAAGAATTGTTGGGATAGTTCAACATTCATCAAAAAGGATTCACCAAGGTAAAACTTATTATCTATTGTTTTATAGTTTCCTTGGATAGTAACCCAAGTTTGTTTGCTATCGACATAAGTAACTACAGAATCTGGTGTTATTCTTAAATACTTTAACTCTCCCCAGCCATCATCTAAGATAACCTCATTAATATTGGGAGCTAAGAAAGGAACAACTATTCTGGTTTGGTCTGTTTCTGGTAAATACTCTGTATTTTCATCGGCAGTAATGTGTTTATATCTATGATCAATTCTAGGTTTTGTATATTCCTCATCTGACATAGCAATACGCTCTAAATAAAGAATTGTTGTACCATCGCCTCTAGGTTTTTGGATAACTGCATATAGTTTATCGTCAAAGTGGGTTAAACTTAACACCTGATCTTCAGAATTTAATACCCACTTATGAAATGCATTTTGAATTACCCGATCTCCTGAATAACGATTTGAATAAACAAAGATTTCGTTTTTATTATCTTCATCTACAAAGAAAATAGTATCTCTTGATCCAGCAACTGCGGTACTACCAAATTCTGATGGTAGATAATCAGGACAATGAGAGCTTACTTCTAAAGCACTAGCAATACTGCCTGTTTGTGTTGAGAAATAAATATACATCTTCTTATCAGCAAAGAAATAGATCTGTGATCCCATAAGAACTGGATCAACTAATGGTGCGGTTGAATAAAATGCAGTAGGAGCCAATTCTGCTGTGAAGGGTGTTATGGTATTTTCTGATCCCAGTAATTCAAATTGAGCATCACTATCGGTATTAATAAATAGATAGTCTGAGAATGGAATCATAGCATTAATACGAGAATACTTATTAGAAGAAGCTTGAAGATCAATAGGATCACTAGCAACAATATTGCCTGCGTCCTCAAACCAAAAGTTATCAAAGTCTCCAATTCTTGAAGAGAATAAAGTATCAGCAGCACTAAAGAATAAACGTCCACGGTAAAAAGCAATACTATTTATTTCTATTTGTCTAAGGCTTTCATCATCTTTTGTAAAAATTGCTGGTCCGGGGTTTGTCTTTAAAGTACCGTTGGTTCTTGGATCCCACTCAATCGGTTCAAACTCAAAGTTATTAGAATTAACCAAAGAAAGCCTAACCGGCATCCTATTAGAATCAAACATACAATGACCTTCTGGAGTCCTAACCTTCTGTGTAAAGGGTCTTCCAGATCCTCCCTCTTCTGCATTCTTTGAGATGATGCGGTAGTATCCGGGCATGGCAGCTAGATATGCACCTGCTGTAAAGTAAACCTTTCCCATACCTGTAGCATCTCCATTATCGGCTTTATCTCCGGTATTAGGATATAAAGCCCTTAATGTTTCTGCGGTTCTACTGATGCCTCTACCATCCGAAAACACTGTGTCGGTTGATCCGTTGTTTGCAGAGATATCTGTCTTTAGGGGAGGAAACTTAATTGAACCAAAGTTATCTAGAGATTGTCCCTTGTACTTAAAATCATTATCAGGATAAGCCCAATCCTCTACCTCAATAAGTTTACCATCTCTTACTGCGAGATAATTAGTTGTTTCTATTTCGTCTGTTCCATCAGCTATAGTATTAATAACTTTATATACCTGTCGAGGACTACCTCCTATTACAAAGTCACCAGTAATATAGGCATTTAATGGGGTCCATTCTGTTGCTTCGGCTAATGGGTCTTGTTCTACAGTAGTATAATAGGTTATAGGTCTACCTTTAAGATCAATATTGTTCATTAAATTACCATCTAAATCAAACATATAGTTTGCTGGATTAGTTAATCGAAAGGTATTATTATTAAATTTAACTACATCGTCAAGCTTATAACCATCGCCGGGAGAAGTAACTTCTGTTACTTTAGTTCCTGCATAATTCATCTTTACAGCTAATCCAGATCCTTCACTAGATACGTTTTGTGCGTTATATGAAGTATTTGGATCGGCAGCATGTAATCCCAAAACATATCTAAAGGCGGCTTTTTCAAGGCCAGCTATAGGAGCCGATCCTGATCCAAAGGGCCAGCCCGGTCCTGAATCTTGGCTGGAAAATCCCGTCTTAACTGTACGGTTTAAAATAATTAAGGCTTGTCCAACTGAAATACATCGTAAGGCTTCTCTAGCTGTAGAATATTCATCGTTTCTATGAGTTAGATAACGTCGTAGTTCAGGGCCGATTGAATTATTGGCGGGAGAAATGTCCTTCCATCCTAATGCCATTAATCTAAAGATCCAAAGGAATTGTTGGGAAGAACTAGTTGCATTAAAATCAATCATAATAAGATATCTAGCATTACTAGCTACATCGAACCAGTGAAACCAAAGATCTTTACTCTCGATATCATCAATATTTAAATCATATTGAAACCCGCCCTCATTATTTCTAAAGATTTCAAATCCTGATCGTTTAGAAATAGATCGTTCTAGTGTTACATAACAATTTTCTATAGTCTCTGCTTCAGACGGCAATCGTTTACTTGGAGCTTGTCTACCAACACCGCCACCTAAAGTATTAATCGCAATCCTTTGGTTAACAGTTTTTACAGATCTTTTTCTTTTAGCCATGATTCACTCCTACATAGTTGCTCGCCAGAATCTAAATCTAGCGGGATCATTGGTAAATAAGAAGTGTTCTCTACGAATTGCTCGTCTGCTTAAGTCTCCATCAAATATATTTCTACTTTTAGTTTTTGCATCAGAAGCTTTACCTTCAGCCATACCCATAGCTTCTTTCTGTGCCAAGAAAGCGTCAGCAGCTTCGTCACCTTGGGTAATCATTTGATACCATCTAGCGGCTCCAGCAACCACAGCCTTTTGAATCGAAGAATCCATATCTTCCCAACGTATTCGCTGAATAATTTCTACTGTATATTCTGTACCAGCTTCCCATTGATCGGTCTGTTCAGTAATATTAAACAGATAACCATTTGGTTCACCACGAATACCTGCTTCAATAATATAACCATCAAATCCATCTGCGGTATTGTTACTAGTATGGTGACTTAATAAGGTAATATTAATAGCATCATTTGGAAGGAAGATTTTATTGTTGGAATCTGGTTTCTTCTTTTGAATGTATGTGTTATGAGCTAATCCTCTAAACTGATATTCATCAGAAGTATTATCTAACATAAACTCAGCAATACTTGTGTCTACACCAGAGGATTCATCAAGATCTGACACCAGAGATTCACCTGCTGCTAATAGCATTTCATTAACAGCGTTAAGTCTTGTAAGATATCCCATTAGAATCCTCCTTAGTTAAAATAAAAGGTAGACCTCCCCCTAAAGGGAGGCCCACCGTGTCAAACTGAATGACAACTATGATCAAAGATCAAGCGTCATTGTACT